AGCATTGCTTTTTAATATGTCTTTTGTGATTGAAGTATCTTTTCTAATTCCGTGACTAGCTTCTTCGCTTCATCTGTAACGCTTGTTATCGCGTTTGCGGCTACTAAATCAGCCCTTTTTATAATTTTCTTAGCCATACTACAAAGTTAATTATTTCTGTGCCTTGTTTTGTGTCTTGTTTTGCTTCGTTAACCTACTCAAATTGGTTAGATACATTCTGGTGCTTAATTCGTTTGGGTTGCACGGGTAAAGGTTTTGGCTCATGATGCTAATTATCTCAAAGAAATCAGTATTTGCGTCTAGCTTTTGCTCCAATAAATCCTTTTCATTTTCTGCAATTAGTTTGGCCGCTAAACTATTGCCCACTTCAGCGTTGATTTGCTTGATTAAATAACGCTGTTCCTTCTTTAAGCCTTCGATATACTCCGGATTCTTTAAATGTTGCTCAATTACTTGGTCAGTGATTAGCTCCCAAGCGTTAAATAATTCTGCATCTGTTGGCTCCCCTTCAATAGTCAAGTATTTAAGATCAGAATTTTCAGTAACTTGATGATATTTCAAACATGGTAAATCATCAATTGAATCGTAGTACTTTACTTTTGCCATTCGTTTAATATTGTTTGTTGCATTATTGGTATGGCTTCTTTAATTAATTCGTCGAAACTGTCATCATCCAATCCTAAAACCTCCCATGTTGGAAGTAGTTTTTCGAAATCTGCTCCGCTTTCTCCTGGCTTCGTTGGCTCTTTTACTAAATCGCCAAATTCTAAAATGTAATCTTCAGTAACGGACAACACTTTAAATGACTTGTACAAATCACCCTTATCGAATAAACGCCATGGTCCGGGCTTTTTCTTGTATTTTATTATTGACCTTTTAGAGTATGGGGGCATTATTCGGTTGTTTGCCGCTTTCCCAGCTCTTAATTGGTCTAGGTTTAAGCTAATTACCAAATCCTTTAACGGCTTCTTTTTGAAGGTTAGGACAAAAACCTTTTCAACGTCGGTTTTGATTATATTCTTTGCTAATTTCAGTAGTTCAAACATTCTTCAAATGTAAGGCAAAAAAAAACCCCGAATTAACGAGGCTTTTTAATTTGTGTAAGAATATCTATTTAAGAGATTTCTTTTTCTTCTTTGGATACTGGTCTTTATACTCTGACCAAAGCCGATTGAAGTCACCTCTTACACCACCGCCAACTAATAGCGAAATGAAAGCCTTTTTTCCTACTACTGTAGGTGCAAAAGCATCATTTGCAATACTTACGTTTGGGTAGTATTTAATCATTAGAAAGTAATTACTACCGCTTTTAATGCTGTGTCATCAAAACCCAATGTTGCAGGTGCAATAGACAGTTCTAATTCGTCTCCTGGTGTTGCCGTTGGATATGTAATAGTATAAGTTCCTTTTGGACTTTCAAGTACTGATGAAATCGTAATAGCTCCTGCAGTAGGTGAAATTTCAGTTAAAACAAAATCATCCTTAACCAAACCCGATGCAATTCCTGGATTAGCTAAAGAACCGAAACCGTTAGTAATTTTCATTACTGCAACTGTTGTAGTTGCTGTTTCAGTAAGTGTACCAGATAAATCTAGTAAACCATCATAAGCCAACCAGTCCACATCGGTTAAAAAATCAGAAGCTAAAAGCATTCTAACGTCTGAATCCTTAACAGAAATGCTCCATTGGAAGCCCAATTGAATTTTCGCAATTGTTGTATCTGTTGTGTCCATAGTCCGAACATCCCAAGTTTCTTGGTCTATTGAAAGTGGAGCTAAATAAGCAGGGTTTGAACCGTCACCGATTAAGTTACCTTGTGAATCAACAATGTAAGCGCCCATATTTGAACAACCAAATCCTTCAATTTGTTTAGCGTAATCGCCGCCCAAACTTAGCATCTGACCAGTAAAAGTTTTTACACCGTTACGAATCTTTACATTTTTTCCACTTGGGAAATCCTCAGAAATAGGGTCACCTCTTTCATTAGTCACATTTTCCATTTCAGGTAATGGGTAAAACCTTTTCTTATCGTCAGCTTGATTAATCAAAGCTCTGATAGCCGAATCAGCAGGAATTGTTCCTACTGGTATTCTATTAGCATCGTTACTAGAATCAAACATAGGAACCAAAATCAGCCGTTTCGCAACGTCTTGAATAGGCATACACCCTGGAGTGCCTGTATTTGATAATGTTACGTTGCAATCACATGATGATGCCATAATTTTATAATTTTAAATTTAACACAAAAATAAATAAATTTTAGTCAATATCGAAACCAACATTAAATCCAGAGCTGAAAGCCGCACCGCTTGGTGTTACGTTTTCTTGTTCCGCACATAGTAGGCTTTTCTTTATTGGCACGTCAATAACCGATTCAACACCCGACAACATACCAACCGCTAAAATATTCGTTTCGTCTGTTTTGGATAGCGTGTCTCCACCGACTATAAATTTCTCATGTGATATAAAGTCACTGGTTCCAATCAAACCCGTTTTAGGGCTTTTTTTAATTGCCTTGTAGGTAGATTCTGCCAGAGACAACATCGGTTGTATTATTTCGGTGCGTCTTTTGTCGCTTAAATAATCTCCGTATTTATCAGAATTAAGGAAAAACAACCTTACCGATCCATCCGAATCAATTACAGTATCTACATCTGCACTTCTTGACCTTGTTTGCTTGTTGAAAAACCATACAATTGGAAACCATGAAGCTGTGTTTCCGTTTGATTTTGCCTTTAACACTAGCTCAAAATTTGTTTGGGTAAGTGATCCTGCTACAAAATAAGGATTTGGTAGGTCTTTTTTTCCTATGGTTGGAGAAAGTGCTTGTTTTGCTATTTCTTGGACCGTGAAGTATTTGTCAATTTCAAACGCTGTTACCTTGTATTGGTTGCCGTCAATGGTTAGCCGTGTACCTGTATTTATCCAGTGCGTTTTAAGAGCATAACATTTGTATTTGTTATCATCTTCTGTGATTATGGTATAAATATCTACTTGAAGATTTAACGCTCCAACAATATCATTTAAAACATTTTCAACTAAAATCATAAAGGCGAATATAAGTCTGGAATGTAACCTTTAAAATCTGGATAATCTACAGGATTTTCCATTACATAATTTTGCAAATTGGTAATACTCTCGTAGTTTCTGTTAGTTAATATTCCGTTTTTAGTGATCAACCTATCAGAAGTTGCGGCCTCCTGCGAAATATTGACATTTCCCGAACCACTATTGAAAGTTTCTTGATCAGTTGTAAATCCAATAAAAACTATTTTCTTAAGAATATCCTTTATTCCTGTTGTGTAATACGGCTCAGTCGATATTGAAAAGCCTAACTCATTGAATATTAATAAATACTTTGCTGTTGCTGGTACTCGTGGAGTGCCTGTTAAATCAGCTATAAATGCATCGCCCAATGTTGTACCTAGAATCAACCTAATATTTTGGTCTTCTAGCTTTTCGGTTATGTATAACGCTAAATATTCATCTGTGTACTGGTTTGAAGAAATTGCTGTTATACCTCCTGCAAAATCTGTTGTACTTAATATCGTTGCCATTATTCTATAATTATTGCCGTGCCATTTCTGACCATGTTATTTGCTGCAAGTCGTGCTGTAAATGGGCTTTGAGCGTTCTTTACTAAATCTAACTCTGAGCCAATTTTAAACTTTTTCTCTTTGTTTTGATATGGCTTTAAAAATCGAACTATTAGCTTTTCTTTCATTGCTCAAAGTTAACTATTTAGTTTTCTTTTTTGCCTCTGGTTTTTTAGCTCCTTTTAATTCTGCTTGGCCGTTGCTAATAATGAGTTTTCCAACTTCTTCCGTAACTTTATATTCTACACCTATCATTAAATGCTGTGTCTTTCCTTCTTTTACTTTCTTTCCTATAACTATCATAGCTCTAATTTTAAACAAAGTTAAATAAAAAAAGCCCCACCAAATTAATGGCAGGGCTTTCTAATAATCTGGTTTAGATTATGCTTTTTCTATAGCTGCTGCATCAGTTGCAAAAACACCTGTTACAAAAGCGTTCAAATCATTGTTTTGAATAAACAATTGACCTCTCCACTCAGCTAGGATAGTTCTCATGTTCTTAGTGAAATCGTTACCGTCTAGACCAACTTCTACCATAATAGAACTCTTTTCTACTATCGTTGCTTTTGAAGCGTCATAAACTAAATAACTCCCTATTGCCATGTTGCTGTTTTCTAAAATTGGAACACCATCTAACATTAGAGTTGCGCCAACTTGCAACAATCTTGTAACATATCTGTTGTCAGAATCAGAAGCTAAAACTTTAATCACTTTCAAAGCTGCTACGTTAGTAGGGTTCATTTGAATAGTTAAATTAGATACTCCTTGATTTAGAAGTTTAATCTGGTTCATCGCTACCACTAAAACATCAACTGCATTAGCGTTTTCGACTGCATTTGCTTGACCTGTTGCAAATGTTCCTGGATTAAATGCAATAGCTTGGTTCATTAAACCGTTAACTGTGTTGCCTGTTCCGTCACCATTTAAACATTGGTTGTCTACAGAAAGTAACAATCTTACGATTAGTTTATTTCTTAACCATCCAGCCATGAAGCTAACATCATCCAACATCTCAGTAGATACTTTGAAGAAGGCGGCAGTTTTTTCTAATGAAACTGAAGCAACTACAAAAGTATTATCAATTTGATCTTTTGTTGCGCCTTCTGCTGTGCCTGCAATTGTACCGTCTTGAGCTGTTTCGTAAACCCATTCGATAGTATTACGGTCAGTAGTCAACTTTGTGATTGATGGGTAAGTTACTGTAACTCTCTCAGCAATATCGTTAATTCCTTCTAGTCTTTGTGCTTGTGGCATATTTCCACCAGACAAACTATTTCCGAAGGTCATATCTACAACCTTATCAATGGTAAAGCTAAAATCGTGATTTCTTTCTGTTTTACTTTTTGTAAAATTTTCAAGATTAGCTTTTAAAGCCTTATCTATTGAATTTTCCAATCCGTTAACAGTAGCACCGCTTAACTGTCCTGTTTGGATAGCCTTCAAAGTAGTGCCTTGAAGTTTAATAGCTTCTTTGCAAGTAGCAATTTCTATTTTTGCTTTTTCAACTTCTTCTGTATTTCCGTTTTCCAGTATTTCTAATCTTGCTTTTAATTCTAGTTGCTCAAATTCTAATTTTGCAACATAATACGAATGCATTTCTTCAGTTGTAGCACCGTCAAAATCTTTTGAAATGTCCTTGATCTCTTTGGATTCAAGAAACTCTTTTAATGTCTTTTTCATCTTAATTTTTTAATAATGATAGTAATGTTTTATTTAATTCTCCCTGCGGCTTCTCGACCTTTGGAAGTGTCTTATCGACGGCTTCACCTTCTTGAAGTGCTTTAACTTGGTTACAAAAATGCAAAAAGTTTTCCTTTGATGGATTGCTTTTCACTAATTCGCTTAATATGTTGATAGACTCAAAGTCTAATTTTTTATTCTCTAGTGTTGGTGTTAATTCGTTTGAACCTTGAATTACGCAGCTTATCTCAATTAGTTTGGCTTCTAACACCGCCCAAAAATATCCTTGTCCTTCTGCCTTTTCAATGTTGATTACGTCACCCTTGTAACGCTCCCAATTGGCAAACTCTTCTTTTTCTTCTGAATCATTTACACAAAGTTCTAGCTTCACATATTGCATCCCTACAGAATGTTGGTCTATCTCCCCATTCAAATAATCTTTGAAGATATTAGCGTTTCTTTCTTTCTCTATTTTAGTGTCCATTAATAACGCTGTAGCTGAACCAGCCACTTTTAAACCAACATCAGACCACTGGACTTCTTTTTCATACACTCTTACAGGGCTTCCAACTTTCGCAGCTAATTCGTGTACGTGGTCGTGTAAATGCAAAACTCTGGTTCCGTTCTCCTTGATTGATTTTGAAAATATTCCTTTGATGTGAACGTCGTCGTGCGAATCCATGAATCCGTAGGTGTTACCGACAATTGTTCGATAAATTTCGGTTGCTGTATCGTTGTTAGAACCATCGGCTTTAGTTGTTATTTGTTTAGTGCTATCGAAATCAACAACATCAGCCTTTTTTAATTGGGCTTTCTTTAGGCGCATCAACTCCGCTTTATTTATGACTAATTCTTTTAGATTCTTTTTCATTTCCGAATGATTTTGTTATTCTCTAACGCTTTCTTTTTAGCTGTTTTCAACTTCTCCAGCTTGTCTTTGTCTATCTTAACTTTGTCTTGCATTGCTTCTCCCCCTTGTTGCGGTGTTCATTTCTGTGGTCGCTATTTCTTCTAATCCGATTTCAAGCCTAGCTTCATTAGGTGTAATTATACCTTCCTTAACGTCTTCTCTGGCTTCCTTTCGTCGTTCCGTTGGACTTGGATTAAGCGCTTCAATTTCCGACTTGTTTACTCTTAGCCCGAAATTACCAAACTTCGATAAAAATTGCCTATCGTATGAACTGGCTATCTTGCTGAACATTGGAATAAATACCTCTGTAGCTGCTTCTTTCTTTGCTTCTTTGATGTTGTTATACGTTGCGCTTGCGTTGTCATTAACAAGTACTGAAGGAAAACCCCATATTGCGGAAAGTTCGCGGATCAATTGAGTTTTATTTTCAATTGTCTGCATATCGGTTGATGATGCGTTAAGCTGCTGAACGTTAACTGGAGAGCTAATAACGTGCATTCTGTTTGATTTATGCGCTCCACCTATTACCCGATTCAATGCCTTTTGGAGAAATGATTGGTCACTTGGTTTAAGGCTTTGACCGTCTGAACCGCCTCCACTTACTAAAGCGGAAACACCTCTATTTTCAAAGTATTCGCTTAGGGCAACTTCGATATTATTGGATGCATTTAATAGATTTTGTGCTGCTTGAAGTGGGCTTAATCCGTTGCGCGTTTGCAAACCGTCAATTGATGGGTTATTCATTGCCACGTGCATCACTGAATCTGGAAGTAGTGGCTTACTTGCTATCCCATCGTTGAAATGGTAGCTTGAAATCTCGCTAATTATGCTCTGGCTGGTTGTCTTTATCTCCATTGATTGAGGAGGTAAAACTAACTGCCGGCCACCCATAAAGCCAATACTATTAACGTCGTTGTAAATATAGCATTCACCAGTTAACGCGTAAAAAGTGGTTAGCTGCTCCCAAAATTCAATGAAGGATTGATCTTTATTTGGTGTAAATACAAAGTCGTAAGCCTCGCCCGAAGTGATTTCTTCACCTGTTGCTTTGTCGTATAGTTCAACGGGTAAAGTAGATACTCCCGTGCTAATTCGTTTGATGATGGTGTAAACAACTGCGGAACACAAATAACCGTTCTTAATAGCGTCCTCATCGCTGATGGCGTTACTGTTTAGGCTTGAGCCTATCTTAAAGAACTCATCCGTAAATGATGCCGTTTGCCTTCTTAACTCTCTACCGATATCATTAAACGCCATATTAAACAGTTTTGGCAAAATTAACCAAAAAAAATGTAATAGTTATTTCAGTTATGATATGGAATAAATTTGATTAAGACTAAGTTATTTAGCATTAGAAGTTAGTGAGAATTTTGTTTGCCCCATATCCGAATGTGTAAATTTATATTCTAAACTACATTTATCGCAGTTAAAAATATCAACCCAACCATTATTTTCTGATCTTGTTTTTATAAGACTTCCCTCATTACATTCGATGCATTTTTTTGAGTTAGAAGTCCATTTAGTTTTAACGTCTTTTAGTGTGTATGATTTCATAATTTACATTTGTTTTTTAGTTAATTTAAAAGAATCTAAAAATAAATATAAGTAATGTGAGTGGCTGGAGTCGAACCAACAAGTCTTTGCGTGTCACTCGCACCTACCGACTACTCTTGGAGTGAGATAGCGTTTACCGTTGCGCCACACCCACATACTCATATTCAAATCATTACATTTCTTTTTTAGTTAATTCAAAACCTTTTGATGTATAGGTGTTAACTCCTTTTCCTTTGGTTTGTTTCGCGTAGTTGTAGTTAATCCCAGCCAATTCACACGCTTGTTTAAATGATCGCACCTCCGTTTGCATTCCTGTTGCAATGTTCGTTAGTTTCCAATATGATATTTTAGGCATTGTCTTGAAGTTTTAGACTGCTAAAGTAATACTTTTTAGATAGTATTAGTATTATTATTGTACTTTTTTACGGTTAAAAAGTATTATTCTCTACATATTCCATAGATGCCATTGGGTGTAGGCATAACGTAAAGCATCAATGATATGGTTATCTGCGTCTTTTGGTATCTCAGCGCGTTTGTCGTTCCAAACGTAACTATTCAGCTCTTTTTCTAGGTCTGGGCTATCATCTACAACGATTAGATACTCCTGGAGCCATCGCAAACCCTGCACTATTCCGCCTTTTTTGTAGCATTTTACCGCATTAAAGTTGGCCCTTCTTAACTGGTCAATGTTTAAAGGCTCGGCATTATCGCAAACAATGAAATCATCTGGCTTAATATTATTCTCGCAAAAAGTTAGGATTTCAGGCATTGCGATATTCGTACCGTATAGCATTTGCTTTGCATAGATAATTTTCTTATCCCTATCAACCGCAATTTTAACTATTGCCATTGGGTGTGTCCAGCCCCAATCAAGGCCGTACATGAATACTAATTCGTCGTTGAATTTACCTCTATTCCAATTGGTAAATATTTGTCCTTCTGCGCCTCCCGTCATACCCAGACCGTAAACCTTCCACTTATTAGCAAAGAATTTATTCTTGATGTTGGCCGTACTGAATAGGTCCTTTTTGTTTTGATCAAAAAAACCGCGCTCTAGGTAGCTTAATAGATTTCTCTTTTCTTCTTCTGGAATAAATTCATTGTCCAAAAACGTTAATGCAATGAAGTTTTCTTTGGTTACATAATCATGCGCCCAAAATTCTGAATCACTGTTAAAATCAATGATTGTTTTCTTGGCTCTTAAAGAAATATCTACATACTTTTCATGGGTTATCTTATTAGCCTCATTGATATAGATTAAATCGCGCCTTCTACCTTTTCCAATGTCGGCTTTATCCAGACCAATAAATTCAATAAAGCCAGTAACCCCGCGATTAAACGTAAACCTTGATTTATTTTCATTCCACCTTCCACTGTACCAAAGTCCGTAATCAATTAATATTTTCTTAAAATCATCAAATGCGGTATCCATTAACTTAGTCCGCTCGAAGGAGCAAATAGTTATTTCTTTATTAGGATTCTGGTTAAACCAGTCAATAATAAGCATCTCAATGCCTATTGTCTTTCCAGCACCTCCACCGCCTTGAATGATCGCTAAATCATCAACTGACTTGACTAATTTGGAAATCTTTTTAAGCGCTACAGTAGGCTTATAGTCGTAGGTGTACTTCATTACAGACTATCATCACCAAAAATAGGTGCAGGCTTGCTAATAGTTATTTCGGAATTATCTTTTAGTCCTAAATCCCTAGCTATTATGCTCGCATTGAACGCTCCAACTGAAGCACCTTCAAGTTTTTGAGTGTAAATAACATCCTCTACACGTGTGATGACCCCAAAAAAATCTTTCTTTTCTTTATAGTTAAACCACGTGCCCTCTACAATATCAAGGAAGATATATAGCCCTGTTTTCGTGTATGGTGTTGTTTGGTCTACTATGCACCTCTCAGCATCTTTTCCATGAAATTCTACTTTCTCCCATTTCCGCTTATCCGTAGCCTCGAAATATTCTAGTGAGGCTTCCCATAGTTGCTCTGGTGTTTCAAACTTTGGATTTCTTCCGTGTGAGCTTCTTAGCCTCCACCATTCGTTGCCTTTTGTTGCTCCCATTACTTGCATCTTTTATGAAGCGTTCTTTTTGCTTCTATTGGTGTACCGTTTACTATGAACGTACCATACTCAGGACTATCGACTATTCTTTCTATTGCCTTGTCTCCGCATTCTAGTTTAGTCTCCAGATCAACCGTTTCAATGTTAAATCCGTGTTTGTAATGATAGTAATAAGTACAATCATAGCATTTCTCCGGTCCTTTCTTCTTGCAGCTGGTAAACAGTATTGAACCTATTGCAGCGATGATTACAATCGTTACAAATGTTGCAACCGCTTTGGTAAGCCTTTTGTTAACTAAGTCCATTACTCTGTTCATTTCGTTAAATTGTTGTTCTTTCATAATGTCAAATTTAGTTATAAATTTATTAGTGTTTTTTTGTTTAGTCTATTAGCGTGCAATTAAAACCACCTGTTATTTTTTGAAATTCTTTTTCAGTTATAAATCTAATGTCTTTTACTTTTACTGGTTTTGACCATACGCAATAACTATCAAGGCTCATCATAGCCACCTTAGATTCTCCAACCGCGCAAAGCATATTCGTTGAATCTCCAAAAGTAAAATACTGACCTATGCTGTAGGTTCTTTCATCCTCTATGCCGTTAGCAATTACCGCTAATGCTTTGATTTCCTTCTTCAGCTTTTTTACACTCAGCTTGAATTTATTTAGTAATATTTTATTCTCGTTGATGTGCTGTGCTGCTTCTTGTTTTGTCATTTCGTTTAGTTTAGTATTTCGTTTAGTGTTTCGTTTGCGTTTTTTATTGCTTCTGATTTAAATTTATATGCGTATAATCCTATCCCAAAAGAATAAAAAAAATCTTGATAAACGCCCCATTTCATAGAGTCGGGCAATGACTCAAATGCAAAGCTCTGAAGGACTTCCTCATAGTCTTGGTAGTTCTCCCCTCTCACGAGCCATGTATTAAAATCTTGTTTTGCTTTTCCTGTTAATTTCATTTCGTTTTTATTAGAATTATTTAGGTAAAAATTGGTTAAGTTTAAAAAAGAAATTCTTATATTTTATTGTCTCGTGCTCCTGTTCTTTAATTTGACTTTCTTGTTTTTCGATATAGTATTTTATTAACGCTTCTTTTTCGTTTTCTTCGTCTAATTCTTCAACTATTTTCTTAGCATCCAAATATTTGTAGTCTGGTGTACAGATCATAATTTCGTTTTATTTAGTTCTTGTTCAATTTTACAGTGATTGCAATCTTCTGTAGTTATTTCAGATTTGCATTTTTCGCATTCAAATGTTGCTTTTATTTCGCTCATTTCGTTTTATTTAGTTATTTCTTTAGTTCCAGCTGCTCGATTTTCAACTTAGTAGTGTCAACCGTTTTGGTTTTGGTTTTGGATCGTTTGTTTAATTCGCTGCCGTAGTTTAGACCTGCTATTTTGCAAGCTGTTTTAAAGGTCTTGCACTCTTTACTTTCTCCGCTTTCCTTGAATGTTATTTTGTGGTATTTCATTTTAGTATTTAATGGGGGCTTTTACACCCCCGTTTTTATTTTAGTTTATTAGTAGCCCATTTTTTAGAAGCGTTTATGCTTGAATAAGTTTTTGACTCTAAAACCTGTTCTTGTCCGTTATAAATTTGGACATACATACAAATAAAAGATTTAGCTTCATTATTTGTAATGTTTACCGCTTTTGTTCCTGTTGTGTTTGTTATAGTTGTCATTTCGTTTTGTTTTAGAAGTCAAATATACTCCTTTTATTATATAAACAACCCTTTTAATAATATTTATTTAGATTTTATTATCTAAACCCGTTGGAAATGTAATACTGGAGCGGGTTTCTGTGGGTGAAATAAATGATTAGTTTTGTTTCTTCGTTCGTGCATTGCGCATATTTAGTTTGTTTTTAGGCTTGAAGCCCTCGTTTATTCGGGGGTTTTTTGTTGGTTAAATTCTTGATTTATGGCTTCTATGCAGTCATTAATAGCGTCGGTATATGCGTATGCGTAAACTTCTCCAGCTTCTTCTTTTTGCTGAATAGTTAGCCGTTTTGATCTAATTGCTTTTAATATTGTTTCCTTGTCCATTATTTTTTGTTGGTGTTAACTGTATAATTAATACAGTAGTTGTATAACAATTCTTAGGTTTTCTCTCTTATTGCCATGTTCATTCACCATACTATCAACATATTCTTTAGCCCCTTCTTCGCCTCTAAAATGCTCGCAGCTTCCCCAAATTCGACCAATCTTCATTTCAACAATAAACGCCCACCGTTTTTCTATGTTTTCCTTGTAATATTTTTCAGCTTCTTTCATTGTGCTAAAGCCTAATAATTCCAAAGCCCATTGATCTCCATCTTGTACTAAATCGTATTGCATCTTTTTTAATTTAACTCGTTAATATTATCTGTGTTACCTTTTTCTAAATTGTTGGTATAAACCAATAAAATCATTTGCCGCGATTCTTTTGCTTTGTTTGTATAACTAACCTTGTTAATTCATAAACCTTAAAATCACTTTTTATAGGCTCTAAAAAAACATTCTTTTCTATTTGCACAGGTGGTCTTCCATAAACTACAATACCTTCAATTTTGTCGTCAATAATTAAACCGTAGGCAAATTGAAACATCGGCTTCCTTTTAGCATAGTGCTTTTCTAAACACCACTTCATAGCTTGTTTGTATGTTATTTCTTTTACCTCCATTAAACTTCATTAAGTAAGTAATTAACAATACAATCATATTCACCTTGCATATTAGTATTGTAGTTAGATTTTAAAAAAAGTTCTCTATGCTTTAATAATTCGGTGTATATTATATCATAAGCCAAGTCTTTATATTCTGTTTCTGTATTCTCAATATGATTCATAAACAATTGAGAAAATAAAAAATCTTCGTATTTCATAATTTAGTTTTTAGTTTAATAATTCGTTACCCTTTTAAAAATTCATTGTAAGCTAACCACGCAAAAATTCGATTCTTTGAACTCCTTGCATTTTCCTCATTTGGCGGCCTA